TATGTTCAAAGTCTTAAACTTTCTCCTTCTTACAATGAAACTACATTTGCTGCAGAATATCTTGGCATATGGCTCGGCGGTAGTGACGAGTCTTGGTTTAATTATGAAAAACTTAGTAAATATAGAAAACTAGCTAATCCAGAATGGAAGCAAAAGTTTGTAGGAGAAAAAAATGTTTTCTACTTAATTTCAGTAGACGTAGGTAGACTTCACGACCAAACTGTGGCATGTATATGGCGCATTAATATTCGTGATAATAAATACTATACGACGCTTGTAAATTTATTTGTCCTTGGCCGCCAGGCCGAAGCTAAAACTTTCACTCAATAGGCTATAGATATTAAAAAGCTTATTCAAACATACCAACCGCGCGAGGTCGTAATTGATACAAACGGTTTAGGTATTGGTTTAGCAGATGAAATGATTCGGTCTTAGTTGGATGAAAATGGTAACGAAATGTAGGCTTATGGTTTCTTTAATAATGATGATTATAAAAAGATCCAGCCAAAAGACGCACCATAGATTCTATACTCCTTAAAGGCTAATGGGCCCTTAAATTCAAAAATCCATAGTAACGCCTACTCTCGTATTAATGGTGGTATGGTTCGATTTTTAATAAGTGAATAGGAAGCAAGATCTAGTCTTTTAGCTACAAAAGTAGGCCAAAAAATGTCTACAGAAGATCGGATTAAACGTCTTATGCCACACGAACTCACCACTAAATTATTTGAAGAAATGGCTAACTTGCGGCTTCGCAAAAATGGACTTGATATAGTTCTTGAACAAATTAATCCTCGGTTCCCCAAGGATAAATATTCTGCTTTTGCATATGGACTTTGGAGAGTTAAAGAACTTGAAGAAGAAAACTATAAAAAAGTAATGCGCCGAGGTAATGGTAAAGCTCGTAAGCTAGTATTCTTTACTGGAGGACAGGATTAATGGGAGAGGAAAAAAACGTAAATGATTTAACTACATTCAAAAGAGCTTTTAGCGATATGGTCGTAAAAAGCGGTAAATCCTGGAATGATTCCTTAGGTTATCGGTTATACGGCAATAAACTAAAAGAATATACAAGAGAAGAAGTAGCAAAAATCATTAATGGTAATTCGCTATAGGCATAGTAGCAACTTTCTCGTAACTTCTTCTATAAAGATAGTTTTTATAAGCGCATAATTATCTATTATGCTACTCTTTTAAAATATATAGGTATATTGATCCCTAATCCAAGTGCGGGCAATGAACTCTCCACCCCCTATATAAAGAAAAGATATAATGGCGCACTTGATTATCTTGATAGAATTGGTTTACCAGAATTATTAACACGTATTTCTTTGCGCGCTTTAATAGATGGTTGTTATTATGGTGTGCTCCAGAATGTAAGCAAAACTGATTTTGTTATTTTAGATTTACCTGCTGAATATTGTCGTTCTAATTTCCGTGATTTCCATGGCAATGATATAATTGAATTTAATGTTACTTATTTTAATACAATTATAGATGAAGATGTTAAAAAATAGGCTTTAAAGGTTTATCCCAAAGTTGTTGCTGATCATTATCGTAGATATGTGAAAGGCCAAGTAAAAACAGCTTGGGTGAAGATTCCGACCGACATTGGCTTTTGTTTTCCATTTTCTGATGATGGCCGGCCGCTCTTTTTAGATTTAATTCCTGCTACGATAGATTACGATCAGGCAGTTGACATTAATAAAGAACGAGATTTAGAGGAAATCCGCAAGATCATAGTTCAAAAGATTCCCCATCTACAAGACGGTGCTCTATTGTTTGAGCCAGAAGAAGCTGCAGTAATGCATGAAGGCGCTGTTAATATGATGGCTGGCAACAAAAATATTAGTGTATTAACTACTTATGCTGATGTTGATTCAGTTGTATCTAATACTTCTTCTGAAGCTTCAACAAATTCATTAGAGAAAAGCTTATAGAATGTTTATGCTAAAGCTGGTGTAAGTGGACAACTATTTGCACCAACAGGAAGCCAAGCATTAATGATTTCAATTAGAAATGATATTTCTATGATGATGATATTAGGTAATAAATATTCACGTTTTCTTACTTTTATTATTAATTCATTGTATGCAAATTCAAATATAAGCTTTAAATACACTTTATTGCCAATTTCCTACTATGATACAAGCGATTATATTAAAGATTCCTTTAAACTCGCGCAAAGCGGCTACAGCTATTTAATTCCAAGTTTAGCACTTGGTATTACTCAAAAAGATTTAGTCAACTTAAAAGATTTAGAAAATAAGTCTTTAAAGATGATTGAAAAATTAATACCATTATCATCTGCCTATACATAGGGTTCTGGCGAAGTGGGCCGTCCGGCCTTGGCGCAAGAAGATAAGTCTGAAAAGACTATTTAGAACGAGCAGTCTTTAGATAACGGAGGCTCAAATGAATAAAACTTTATTTGAGTTCGATGTATATGTATACGGAGAACTAGAAAAGTATAATGAAGTTTTGAGCAAGGCTAGATGTAGAATCTTTTATAAGTATGAAAATCGCAATGGTACTTATATTACTGACGAATTTGCAGAGAAGTTATTAAATTCTCTTCCATATGCTCCAGTTAAAGGTATTTACGCTGACGATGATTTTACCGATCACGGTACCGCTCGAGATCAAGGGCGCATTTATGGTATCGTGCCAGAAAATCCTAATGCTTCTTGGGAAGAATTTCTTGACGAAGACGGCGTAACAAGAACTTATGCATGTACAGATGTACTTATCTTTACTGCTCTTTATGAGGAAGCAAAAGATATAGTCGGTAAAAGTTAGTCTATGGAATTATATGCTCCATCTCTTAAGTACCATGAAGCGATTGTTCATAACAAACGCTATATCGTGTTTGACGAAGGATGCTTCTTAGGGTTACAAGTTTTAGGTGACAAAGTTGAGCCTTGCTTTGAAGGAGCTTCATTCTATACATTATAGAATACGATTGAATATGCAATCAATTAGATAAAAAAATACGGAGGTACTAAGATGCTTAAATTCAAGCTTTCCGATGACCAGAAATTCCAGGCAATCTGGAGTTTGCTGAATACGGAATATAATGAAGAGGGCAATTGGACCATTACTTATGGTATTTCCGCCGTTTATGATGATTACGCACTCGTTGTTAATTATGAATCTGGCGATATGTATCGCGCTTATTATAATAAAAATGACGAGAATGATATGGTTGAACTTGGCGAACTGACTAAGTGCTATATTGTTGATGTTACCGAAAGTGAAAAAACCACTTTAGATACTCTGCGCGCCCTTAACGGTAATACATATGAGTTAGTTAGTGATGTATTAACTAACGCTCAAGAGAATTCAGAAAAAGTTTCTGATTTTCCCGCTAAAATTGAAGAGTTGAATAGTTCTATCGCTACTTTAGAGACAGAGAGAGATAGTGCTAATAATCAGGTAACTGAGTATAATAATCAACTCGAAACCGCAAATAGCACGATTAATTCTTTAAATGAAGAAATAAAAACTCTGAAAGAGTATAAGCTTGGTATTGAAACTCAGCAAAAAGAAGCTGTAATTAATGAGTATTCAGAGCATCTGTCTGAAGAAATTCTTGACTCTTATAAAGAAAAGATTTCTGATTATAGTGTGGAAGAGCTTGATATGCGGCTGGCTTATGAGTTAAAGAAGAGCAATTCTTCTATTTTCACTAAGAATAGTGATGAGGGTTTTGTCCCCAAAGATACCCCCAGCGATGGGTTAACTGCTATTTTATCAAAATATAAAAAGTAATTAGGAGGCTATTTAAATGGCTAGAATGGTTATTGATGGTTTCGGCCAAGTTGAACTAAACAACGTAGCATTCCGTCGTGATGGCCGCATTGAGGCCCAGTGCGCTCTTGATACTGCTGCTTTTGCTAGTAACGTGCCATGCGAGAATGGTATGATTCTGCGTGTTAAGAAAGCTGAGCACAAGATCACTTTCGCGGATGCTTCTGCTGAAAACCAACTTTATGCTTTAAACTATACTACTGAGCATATGTATGACGAGCGCAAGCCCGGTTTAAAGAATTTCTACTTAGATGCTCAAAAGGCCGCAAAGGGTATGGATTTCTATCCTCGTGTGGGTTATCTCGCTGCTGGCGACCTGTGGACTACCAACTGCATTGATCTCGGTAGCTATGCTGACGTTTCTGCTGTTGCAAGTGCTCTTGCTTCCGGCGAAGTGTACGCTGCTGTTGGCACTCAGGGTGCTGTGGTTCTTGGTTCCGCTGCTCCTTCTGTTGGCCCTGTGATTCAAGTTATTAAGAAGACTACTATGCCTGATGGTACGGACGCTTTCCAACTTCAGGTTCTGTCTGTGTAATATAGGAGGGTAAAGAATTATGACTATTAATGAATTAAGAGAACTTGCCCTTCATGCCGTTAAGGGTACTGCTCCTGCCGAGTTCACTGTTGACAATGTGAACGCTGCTTTTGCAGATGGCTTAAAGGAGTTTGCTGGTTCCTACAACCAGTTCATGAAGAATCGTTACGACCTCTATGATATTATCATTGAGTCTATTGACGAGATTCTTCCTCGTGATGTTATGGCTTCTATCGGCGCTTTCGCTGAGGTTCAAACTGTTGCTCAGGGCCAGAAGGCTATGTTCAAACGGAAGCTCGGCCGCGCTCGCGCTAAGAAGTTCCTCACCCAGGTTGGCCTGAGTGGTGTGTATGAGACCTTCCGTCTTGACAGCGATACCTTTGAGCTTGGTGCTCACGCTGTTGGCGGTGGCGCTACCATCGACTTCGAGCGTATGCTTGATGGTGCAGAGTCTCTGGCTGAAGTTGTTGGTATTGTGACTGAGGGTCTGACCAACGCTGTGTATGTTGAAGTTGAGCGTGCTCTGATTGCTGCTTATGACAATATGCCTTCTACTAACAAGTATAAAGGCGCTTGGAGTGCAGATGAAATGGTTAAGCTGATGACCATCGTGCGTGCTTACGGCAGCCCTGTGATTTTTGCTTGCCCAGAGTTCATTGCAAAGATGGGTGCAGACGCCATCGTTCCTGTTTCTACTGGTACTGGCCAAGGTGTGTATAGTCCTAAGGACATCGAGGCTATCCATGATACTGGCTTTATCAAGGTCTTCCGTGGCGCTCCTGTGGTAGAGATTCCTCAATCTTTTGTTGATGAAACCAACACCGAGACTTATGTTGACCCAAGTCGTGCTTACGTGTTCCCTGCTGGCGCAGAGAAGGTTGTAAAGGTTGTGCTTGAGGGTGCTACTCAAATTCGTGACCACGAAAATAAAGATAATTCTATGGAAGTTTATGCATGGAAAAAGATGGGTTGTGCAATTCTGCATCACAACAATTGGTGCATTTATTGGAACTCTTCTATCGCAGACACTTCCGCCAAGGATATCTACGGTTATTAATTAAATCATAAAGGGAAGGGATAATTCCCTTCCCTATTTTAAAATATGCGCTAAGCGCAGGAGTAAAAAGGAGAAGAAATTATGTCAGACAAAGTTAGAATTATTAGTTCATTTGATGGCCGCTGCGGCATTGATAATAGTGATTTACATATTTCTCGTAGGTGGCCGGCTCGTGGTTCTGTAGTAACCATGGATAAGGATATTGTTGAAGAACTTATGTATGATCCTGCCTTTAAAAATATGGTTGAGGATGGTACTTTATATATAGATGACCTCGAATTTAAGAAAGAAATTGGTATTGAGCCAGAGGATGCAACTGCGCCAACCATTATTTATTTAAGTGATAAAGAACTTGATAGATATTGGAGAATAATGCCTCTCGCGCAGTTTAAGGTTGAAGTCAAGAAATTAAAGAAGGCTCAAATTGACTCATTAGTTGATTATGCGATTGCTCATGGCGATGAGGGTAGTATTCCCAAGGCCAATTTCTTAACTGAAATTAGTGGTAGAAATATTTTAAAGGGGATTGAATTAAAAAGAAGTATCTAGGAGGGTTAATAAATGACAAACTTCTAGGTTATATATGATGCTTTTTTAGGTAAACTTCTAGAAGATGAATGGGTTCTTTGGGATGAAGAAGACATGAAAGAGGACTGGAAGAATATCTTAAAAGGCGCCCTGCCGCATTTTAAATTTCCTCGCGTTTCTCTCGATATAGAATTAGATCCAGAAACAGAAGAAGAAGTTTTTTCTGGTGATTTAAATAACGAAGAAGTACAAATCTTAGCTACCTATATGAAATGTGAATGGTTAAACCGCACAATCCTTACTTGGGAAAATGTAAAACCGTTATATGAAGAACGTGATTTCTCCCAGGCGAATTTAATAGACAAGTTTAGATCTATGCTTGAAGCGGAAAAGAAGAATGCCGAAAAGTTAGAAGCTAAATACTATCGTTCAATTTAGCGGAAGCCATTTGATTATACTAGGTTAGCTACGCAGGTAAAAAATGTCTGAGTATTTAGAAGGCTACAATAATAATTTAAAGAATCGTTTATTTGGGCTTTTATGCGAGTACGAGAAAGACAGGGAATGGGAAAGTTTCCTTGACTCCATTTTAATAGAGTTAATGTCTTACCCAGATGAACGAAAAACAATAAATTATTATCGTTTATTTACAAAAGTTTCTTCACTTCGTTATTTAAGTTATAAGTATTTTAGAAGTACAGTTTTTGACTGTATGAGTTTATTATCAAAGCTATGAGTTATTTTGATATTTATGTATAGAGATTAAATCGTTTTGGCAACGATTATTAGTCTCGTATTCAAGGAGAACGCGAAAGACTTTTTGATTTATATTTGTTAAAGTCTGTATATAGAGTAGACTTTGAATATAAATCAAAAAGTCTTTCGCGTTCTCCTTGAATACGAGACTAATAATCGTTGCCAAAACGATTTAATCTCTATACATAAATATCAAAATAACTCAT